GTTCGTACTGATTCATTGTAATAATTGGCTCCTGTCAGATAAACATTACCGGGCAAGGCTGTACCGCTGCCGGATTCCTGCCACGAGGCTTTTCCCCCGGCAAGATCATAAAGCCGGTAGAATACATATTCGCCATCTTCCGCTACACGCACATCATCACCGATACGAAAATTGATGGTTGTACCGTCGGTATTGACATAGCTCAATGTATTTTCGTCCGGGATAGCCTCCAACGTCGGGATCTCCGGTTTGTTCTTGATGTAGTTCTTATTGACAGGATCGGTAACGTTCCAGTCGGGTTGCAGTCCACTGATGACTCCTTCGGCGGCTTCGGCTGCACGATTGGCGCGGTCGGCGGCTGTGTTGGCCTTGCCGGTTGCGACTATGGTATCTTCCTTTGCTGCATTAGCAGCCAAAGCAGCCGTATCCGCCAGCCCTGCCTTTTCATTGGCCAGAGTAGCGGCAACATTGGCTGTATTTGCCGCCTTGTCTGCATTTTCTTTTGCCGTGTTTGCGGCCAAAGCTGCATCCGTCGCCGATTTTGTAGCAGTCTCGGCAGAAGCTATGGTATCATCCGCACGCTCTACAGCCGCATTAGCATTTTCAGCGGCAGTTGTAGCCGAGGATGCTGCTTCATTCGCTTTATCCGTTGCGGTATTGGCATTTAATGTTGCTGTGTCAGCCTTTCCTGCGGCATCATTGGCCTTTCCTGCGGCTATATTGGCTTCAACAGTTGCTTTATCTGCTTCTTCCTTTGCCATATTGGCTGAAGCTGCTGCGGTATCGGCATTCTCGGCTGCGGTATTGGCTATACCGGCTTTTTCCTCCGCCAATGCAGCGGCAGCAACAGCCAATTTGGTCGCTGCATCAGCATCTCCGGCAGATTGAGTTGCTTGACCAGCTGCGGCATTTGCTAAAGCTGCGGCATCATTTGCAGCCTTGGTTGCCGCCTCTGCGCTCACTTTTGCGGTGTTTACATTCGATATAGCAGTATTAGCTTCCTCCTTAATTTGGGACATCTGTTCACGAACCTCTTTTGCCGCATCCGTTGCCGGCTTCATAAGTTCGGCCTTATCAGTCTCTGTCAGATCAGAAAAATGCAGTTTCAATTGATCCACTTCTGCTGGCGTCAGATCGGAAAACTTCATTTTCAATTCTTCACGGTCGAAAATATCCACGTATGCACTATCCGGCTCACCTTCGTATTTCATTTGAAGCGTACCGTTCAACTTTCGAAAAACCGGCTTCTCTCCTTTCGGCCCACGAATTTTCTCAATTTCCAACAGATTCTGCCAAGCACCATTAGCTCCTTGTTTCCAAAGGATGTATTTATCGTTTATCCCTAAAAACGCACTAAGGCCGGGATCGCCCTGTTTACCTTTCATTGCAGAGGGCAAAGCACGCTTAGGTCTCCCACCCTGAATGATCAGGATCATATCATTATCGGTTATTGTTCCGGCTGCCGGAAGCAAATTAGCCCTGATTATTTCAAATTCTTCTGCCATATCAATTGAAAACTATTATTCTACCTTGCTCGTCTGCCAATAACCCCAAATCCGGATCCTTCAGCACACGGTAACGAACATCACCGCCGGCATCTATCCAACTCACTACGGGAGCAACAACAGAAATAGTGAATCTTGCCCCTATCCGGTTCTCCAGCCAGACTTCCACAGAAAAGGACGGGCAATCCGTATAGTACACCTGAATGATACCATCCAATGTCTTAATATATAATTCCTGATTTCCTACACCGGATATCTGGCTAAAGAATGCCCGATAGTTATTCAGAAACTCTTCCACACTGCCGGCCAACATCCAAAGGGACAGTTTTATTTCCCGATGCAGGGTTTTGATTGTCGAAAGGTCTACCGTACGGCCATCGGTGAACGGCGCCTTAACCGCAGGATATTTCAAGATGTCCTCCTGGTTATCATCCGATCCTATACCGAAGTCTGCAAAGTCTATCCCATTAATCGCATACTGCCCGCGAAGCCCGATACCGCCGGCCGGAGTTGCCGGATAAATGGCATGATTGTCCTCGACAAAAGAAAGTTCAAACACAGATACGTTCTCCCCTGCATTAAATGGCACAGGCTGTTCGTGAGAAGAGCCGGCATTGAATCGTAAGCGGTTGGTCATACCGGCAATAAGATTGAATTCCCGATAGCCCGGTGCGGACAGATCAGCAACAAACTTTCTATACCCAGACCAGAACTGCTCAAGCGTTTCTGCCTTCATGAGGAATTTCAACTTGACGGTCTTAGGTTCGAACTCCACAACCGAGAGATCGGGGTCGATTCCGTCGGCTTCCGCCCAGTTGTCATATTTGACTGCCTTACGTTTGGGGTATTTCAGAAGATCATCAAAAGAACCTTCCAATAATTTACATCCCCATTCAGTATATACGTCTTTTCCATCTATTGTCATAATACACGTGCTGTATGGTCTTTATGAGTTATTACCTTACCGCCAGCGTTCTTTACGAACACCACGGCATAGTTACTCGCATGGATCTCGGCTTCCGCCCCGTGCATCAGGATCACGTTGTAGCGGCCGATCGTATCAAAATGAAGGATTGCCTTGGAACCGGCCAAGAATACCTTCACCGGATTCGTCAGTTTCACGTCCGTCTCGATATAGATACCCATGCTTTCGGCCTTCTTGCCCCGGAACTCCCGTAATTGTTCCATAGACGGGAAATTATTCTTCGTGCAGAACTCCGTACCCTGCGGCGTCAGCAGAAGGCGCATAAGCTCTTCTTTGTTTTCCGTGCCATGCAACAACCTACAGGCACCTAACCGGTTTGCGATCTCAAAAAACTCTTTGTCCATCATGTTACATTTTTACTTTTACGTTAATAGTACCTTCCAGGGCATCAACCGTGCCTCTAGTGTTTTCCGATATCTTACCGGCAACCTCTTTGATCTCTCTCGTATTCTCGGCGATCCGATCGGTATTCTTTTCCACTTTATCTGATAGTTCGCGGATGGCCTTCACATCTTCCCAACCTCTGGATTGCATATCATAGATCAGCCTCATTTGTTCACGGATCGGTTGCATACCGCCACGGATATCTTCCAGCAGGATACGGACGGCCCCGGTCTGTCCAGCCAACAGGTCGATGCTCTCCTGCGAGGCTTTGGCATACGCGCCTTTCAGGGAGTTTTCGGATATATCTTCTTCTTTCTCCGGCTCTTCCACCTTATCTTTCATCAGGCTATCAGCCCAACCGAACTGCCTGTCAATCTCCTTTTGCAGTTCTTCCGCCATATTATAGATATAATCCTGTTCCCAGCCGGAAAGGACATTGTCGGCATAGAACTCCTTCAGCTTGTCACGAATCTTCTCCATTGCACCGGAAGATTCCGTTGCAGCCTTGATGGATTCTGTGACCATCTGCCGCATCATCTTCTTGACGGTATCTTTCGCCGATTCTGCCCGGTCTTCACCGGAAGCCCATGCTTCGGCTTGTGCGTTAGCGAAGTTGTCAATGGCGGATTTCAGGTTTTCCCCGAAGATGGCATCTTTGGCCTTCTCCTTGTTTTCTGCTATAACGTCGTTGATTTCCTCGATTTGTTCCTGCCACTCCTTGATACGGCTGTCATCAGTTTTTTTCTTGTCCTGTTCCTCTCTGATCTGTTGCTGGATAAGGATCTTCTGTTGCTCCAGCAGCTTGTTGTTCTGCTCAATCATTTTGGAAGCATCCTTTGAATAGGCCTTCTCGATTGACTTTTCCAACTTACCGTAAGATTTATCCAATGTATCAATTTGATCCTGCAATCGCTGGATACGTTTCTCGTTCTTCTTGTCATGGATTTTGGCGATGGCACCGGCCAAAGAGGTAACTACGCCAATGGCAGCACCGGCAGACGCACCAATCGGTCCGAACATGGAACCGGCTTTCGCACCGTTCATTGCAGAACTTACAGTGTCCATAGCCACACTGAAGCCTTCGGCTATCCCGCCGAATACACCACCAAACGAATCTCCGAGCTTCGAAAACGTATCAGAAAGGAACTGTCCGGCCTGCATGATCTCATTCATGCCCTCCTCTATCTCAGCCAAACCCTCTTTTAACTTCTTGGCATCACTTTCAGAGGTAAATACTTTTTTAGGCCATTTGAAACTTTATTAAAAGAGGTTTCCATTTGGTCGGCTTCACGGCGGACATTGGCTATTTCATCCTTGATGGCCTTCAACTGATCCGGTGACTTGCGAAGCACATCAAACTGCTCTTTGGTAATACCGAATGAATTATCAGATGAATATTCCCCTCTTTCAAGAAAAGACAAGAATTTTTCCGCTTCATCCGCAATGGCACGAATAGAGGTGATATTCTTTTTACTCATATCATCAAACAACCGGGTGATGATGGAGGTGCTCTTTTGGGCTTCATTATCCACGTCCGCCAGCTCTTTCTTCATACCTTCTGCAAGGGAAAGCCGTTCACCTTCCGTTGTGGCCTTTGCTATCTTCTCATTATAAAGCTCCGTGATAGCCTGACGCTTTTCCAAATATGAACCATATTCTTTCAGGTATTCGTTCATGGCGCGTTCTTCTGCTTCTATCTGCTCATGGATAACATCAGATGTCGCATTTCCTAATTTGGCCCCAGCATTGACTTTTGCCATTCGGATCTCAATCGTCTGCTTTTTGGTCAACTTTCCTCCTTGTGCCTCTCTCCATTCTTTTTCTCTTGCACGGATAATATCCAACTCCCTGTCATAATCAAGATTCAACTGGGCGATCTTCTTGTCGGAACCTTCTTTCATTAGGTCAATTTCGGATTGCTGGTTTTGACGACGAAGGGATAAAAGTTCCTTTTGAAGTTTTTTCTGTTTCTCAAGTTCTTTCTGATCTACAGGTTTTGCAAACTTCGTCTCTTCTTGTTTTGATTGTTTATTTACCAAAGCCTCTGCTTTTGTACGATCTTTTAATCCTTGTACAACGATCTCTACTGCTTTCGCATGTTCTATCTTTAGCTGCTCATTTCGTTTTCGCAACCGACGTAATTCAAGTGCTTCTGGGAAGCTAGTGTCAATCCAACTTTTTTTATCTAATTGAGAAATCCGTTTACTATTTTTAGCCATCTCTTCTTCAATGGAATTCACAGTTGCACGTTGTTGTGCCATAGTACGATCATCTATCGACTTGGACAACATCTTATTGACTTCAACCATATCCATTAAAAGGAATTTCTGTAGAGAAAGATTCTTCAATTCATTCGGATAAAGCTCTTGTAACTTTTTATAAGCTTCAACCTTTTGCAAAGTGGACTTATTTTCATCTTGCAACACACCCAACATTTCTTCCGTCTGACTTCTCATTCCGTCAGACCATTCTCTCATTTCTGCGACTCTCTTATTATGAGCAGCCAATGCCTTTTCTGAAGCTGTAGCCTGTGTCGCAAGTTTGAATATTGCATATCCCAATGCGGTAACACCTGCCACAGCTAATACATATGGGTTTGCAAGAGCTGCCTTTCCTGCCGCCAACATAGCAACAGCCTGTTTTCTTAAAGCACCGGTAAGTAATGCTGTAGCTGTCGTATGTTGAATTGTCGCTAACCGGCTTAGAGCAGATGATTTTACATACGAATGTTGAGCTACCTGAACTAATAGAATAGCTGTTTTATATGAAAGAAAAGCTCCAGCTGCATTCTTTACCAACGATTCAAGGTTTGATATTGTACCTTCTATATCGTTATTCTCAAATGCTTCATTAAAAGCCTTGGCAATATCGGAGACTTCTTTCAGAATCTTCTCTCCCAAAGGACGCAAATAGGCCTGTACATTATTAGCCAACAATGTAAGCTGATTGTCTGCAGCATCTTTCATCTTCTCAAACGCGGCTTCCGTAGCTCCTAAAGAGTTCTGTAACTCTCCGAGATCACTCGCTGCCGACTTAGCATTCTTTCCGGTCAAAGCCAATGTTGCAGCCAATCCTTCATCCGTACCGAGCATTTCCTTCATCTTAGAAGCAGAACCGCCAGCCTTCTCATTAATCAACTGCAATGCTTCCTGGAAAGTACGCCCTTGAAAAGCGGCATCCCCAAGTTCCCCAGCAGTACCCTGGATAGCAGCCCGGATTTGGGTCATTGCCTGCGATGTCGGCGTTCCTTGTTTGGTCAATGAAGCGACTGCACCCAGCACCTGATCAATACTGATCCCGTATGCGGCCGCAATAGGTGCAACCTGGGCTATGGAGGCTCCTAATTCGCCAAATGTAGTCTTACCCAATCGGACAGTTGTAAAAAGCTGATCCGAGACTGTACCGGCCTCCTCTGCTGACATCTTATAAGCATTCAAGATCGTTGTAACAGCATCGGCTGCCGTCTCGGTTTCTGTAAGCCCTCCCACGGCTGCTTTAGCCGAAACTTCTAGAATCTTCATACCATCTGCCCCATCATGACCGGCAGAAACGATACTATAAAGTGCTTTAGCGGCCTCCGGAGCCTTGATCGGTATCTCTTGGGTTATAGACATAACCTGATTCATAAAACCGGTCATATCATCCGTCACCT